TACTAATCCTTCTTGCAACTCTACAAGTCTATTTCTTGATTCTATTACTGCCTCTATTCTTTTTATAGCAAGTAATTGCTCGCACATATTATTCATTTATAATCCTCCTATTTAATGTATTTTTTATACCATTCGCTATAACTTATATTACTTGGTACATAATAAACTTTTCCATCTTTACCTCTTGCAGCTCTTTCACCTATTTCATCATCAAAATATGGTGCTGTAGTGGTTCTACAATAATTATGAAATGGTGGAGCTGTAATCCAAACTTTATACTCAGATAAAGGAAATATCATCTTATCCATTCCCTTACATTTCTCGCTAGTCTTAACGTCCAATGTTGCAATTATTTCATATCTCTCTACTCCAAGATCACTGAAACAATCTCTTCTACCTACAGATGAAAAGAAAGCTGATTCGGTCATTATAAGGTTAGCTGCATTCCTTTTCGGTACATTAAACTTGCTAGCTAATTCACTAATAAGCTTCTTTGGGTCTTTCCCTTGGATAATACTGTTAGTAAAATCATTCTCAAGGAAGTATAATAATTCCCCTCTGTACTTGCCCCATATTCTACGACTAAAGTCTAATCCATCCGCTGTCCAAGGTTTGCTTAATACCTTATTTACCTTATTAACATCTAATGCAGCTATCTGAGTAGCTACTCCCAACCCCTTAGCCATTTCATACGCTGTATGGTAGTAATTGCTAGTATAAGCATCTCTCATTAGTGAATTGGCACTGTAATACTGCTCTGAAAACAATACCTCTATTTGATTCTGTATCTGCAATTTAAGTGCATCTAGTCTTGTTATATGTGCTTTAGCTGATGCATTCTCTAACTCTTTAATCCACTTTTGATTGACCTTATTCTCTTTACCATACTTGTTATACTCTTTTACATCCCATTGCAATTCTTTTAGCTCTTTAGCATTAAGCAATAATTTAGCTTCGTCATAGCTTATATCGTTATTTATTGCAAATCTCATATACCAGTTAGATATTTGCTTTTCAATATCTCTCATGGCTTTCATGTATTGCTGCTCTACTTTATACTTATGGGCTTTTGACTTCTTGTATTGAACATCTTCAAGATATGCGAATCTATCTGCCCAATACTCTCTACTTCTTTTTTTAACTTTAACTTTCTTATTCGTCACCTACACCACCGCCAAGCGATTCATCTGGTAAGTCCTCTGCCATATATTCCTCAATAGCCTTTTGCTTTTCAGCTTCTATTCTTTCAAGCTCCTTAGCTACATCTTTTACCCATGGATGTTCTGCTGTAATACTTTCAGAAGATAATATGCCAACTGATTTCTGACAGTTTTCAATTGACTCAGTTTCATTAATTAAAATATCTCTGTTGAATATAATGTTTACCTCTTCATTAAAAAATTCACCGTTGTCAGTGTTAGCAAGGTGAACATTAATAAACCAAAGTAAATCCTCAAACGAAGCTTGAAACTCTGTTTCCATTCCGTTAGCATCTAGATCAATATCTGAATACATTGATTGGATATTCATCTGATTAGGGTTATTCTGCATTCTATCTGACTTAGCATCATACCCTCGACCATTCTCTATAATATCTTTCTTAAAAAGTTCTAAAATAGCTTCATAGTTTTCAGCATTAACTTTAACTTCTAATGTTTTTATGTCTCCTGCAGCTCCATCTATAGTCTTTACTTTAACAGCTCCATAGGTTGATAAGTTTTGCCTAAACTCTCCTAAATCCTCTCCGTCGTAATTCACGATTACCATAATAGTGTTTCTGGAATCCTCCTGCATGTTATTTTCAAAGTCAGATAACATTACATTAATTCCATCTTGAAGTGATTTAACTCTCTTAATTAAAGGTGTCTCATTGTTATTATATTTAAATGCAATGAGCGGTACTCTTTCCCAATTAACTTCTTGCATATCTTTGTTTTCTTCAATAGTAAGATGTGATGAATGGGGATTCTCATAATCAGGTATTAAACAGTTATTTTTTAAAATATATCTGTCAACACCATTCAACGAATATACTTCTACCTTTTCAACTGTTTGTTTTTTGTTACCCTCAAATATATCTGTTTCATATAGTCTAATAGCAAAGTCTAGCTCTGTATGTTCTGAGTCTTTCCAAAAAGGGAGTATCTCTCTAGCTTCAAATCGTTTAAAACTCAGCTCCCCAATGTCATTATAATAAGGATGTAGCCAACCTAAGCCACCATTTAAAGAATCCTCGGCTAGATTCTTAAACGTCCTTAAAAACTTCTTATTAAAGACTTTTTTTAATGCTTCTGTATATTTTTCGCTCTCTGTCTCATATGTAAACGGCTTTCCAAGCAAGTAATTAACCTTTTGATCTACTAGTTTACTATACTGATTGTCCATGACCTTATTATTAGGTAAATTATCTACTTCAATTAACTCACCATTTTCACCTATAGCAGTCCTTTTCCTCTTTAAGATATCGTGCATATCGTCGTAGTATTCTTCCCCGATAATTTGCATCTTACGAGTGTTTGAACGCTTCCATTGATTTATTTCATATTCCAAGAACTTTATATTACCTGGTGACTGTTCTTGTTGTTTATTTAGTACACTGTTCAGCTTAGCAACCCCCTTCCGTATGAATCTAAACATATGTATCACCTACCTTATTTAAAACTGAATATATCGCCCTTGATGAATCTCTCTAGTGCGTATCTCATTGCATCCATTAGATGGTTGAAATCATCAATTGGCTTATTAATCTTCTTGCCGAATTTATCTTTATCCCATGTGTATGTACTAATTTCAGTTATGAAGTTTACACACTTAGGATGTATTATAATTTTGTAATCCTGTATATGCTGGATGCCATTA